TCATCGCGTCAGGGCGCACCTTGACGATGGCGCGCTGTGCGTCGTTGAGCCAGCGCACCAACTCGTTAGCAGGCCAGCGCACACTGGTTTGGTCTTGCAGTAAATCTGTGGCGCGGTGGATGATGGAGGCGGCGGAAATGGTCATGATGACTCCTGAAGACTAAAACCCGAAGGCACGTGGCTGCACCCGAATCGTTCCTGGCACGCGGTCATGCGCCTCTTCAATCCGGGTGTTCAAAATGGCTTTGTCAAAATTGGCGCGGTAGTAGATGGACAACTCTGTGTTGGTCCATGGCACGCCAGGCATGGCCATCAAACGGGCTTTGGCGCCGCTTGCAATGGCATCTAGGTGTCTTTGCCCAAGAAAGTCGGGCAGGCTGGTGGCGCTCATCATCGGCACATAGCTCGCGCGAACTACCATGGCCTGGCCTGTCACTGCGGTGGGGGTCGGGTAGACCCGCAACAGTGGCAATTCGCCTGCCATGTTGTAGTAGCTGGGCTCACTGCCTTTGGCGCTTAGCCAGTCAGGCATCGCGTTTTGCAGTCCAGACATCGTCACGGGCTGCAATCGGTGACTGCCGATCCAGACATCGCGCACCGTTTGCACATAGGCGCCAGTCGGGACGTCAATTTCATATTCATTGACCCCCTCAATCAGGATGATTGGGTCTTGGCTCTCAGTCCAGGCCTTGGTCTCACGGCAGAATTCAATCGCCGTCAGCAACAAGGCCTGATCAAGTGTTGGGTAGGGGCAGCCAATCACCTCGGTCGCAACAAAGGGGTGGAAGTTGGAGAGCAACATGATTGGCTACCTGCTTACTCAGGCACTGCAGAGAAGGCGTAGCGAGGGCGGTCGGTAGCGACTTGCTTCCCGCCAACATTGGCGTAGGCCGTTGTCACCGAATTGCGCAAAATATCAACCACTTCCTCTGGCACCAGGTAGGGTTTATTGCGCGGAATCTGATAGGCGTAGCCGTTCAGCCCAATGAAGACAGCTTCTTGGCCATCTGCCTCAGAACCCGAATAAATGGTCAGCAGCTCATACTTTCCGGTGCCACCCTCGAGGGCGCGGGCGCGCTGCACGTTTGCCGTATCTTCCGCAGCAGAATTTGGTTGCGCACTGTCTTCCAGTGTGCTGATTTGGGATTTCGTTGCCATGTGGTTACCTCTTGAAAACAGAAAAGGCCATCAAAGGCCCAAAGAAAAAGCCCCTGGGGATTCCTCCTCAGGGGCTTGAATCAACCCTTTGCGGGTCAACCAGGTTTAAGCTTCGACAGCAGCTTCAACAATTGCGATCCATGCGTCTTGCAAGATCACGCAGGTTTGCATGCTCTTCCAGCCAATGTGGCTGCGCTGTGCCAACGGGTCAGAATCCGAAGGCTTGGCGTTGACCACCATTGGTGTCACGGAGTACTGACCCTTAAGAGCCACAATGCCGTAGGCATCACGACCCAAAAAGATCACCGGGTACACGTCGGCCGAAGTTCCAGACGTCGACAACATGGCGCCCTTGATGCCACCGGCATCCGGGTAGGGCTCGACGATGGTGGTGCACAAATAGCGCACGTCATCAATCTTGCCAATTTCGTTTTCCCATGGGCTGATCGAGCCATACTTTTCAGCCGGTGTGAAGCCTGGTGCAGCACGCAAGGCACCCTCCATGTCAGGGTGAATGATGCCAACATAACCAGGGGCAACGTTCTCGGTGCCGTAGCTTGGCGTCGAGCGCACGATCGAGGTGATCGGGCGTGCGTTCTGGCGCTTCAAGGCGCGAACAGCTTTACGTTGCAGCGCCACAGTGAATGGTGTATTCACGGCAGAACGGACTGTGCCGTTGGCAAACGTCTTGTTGGTAGCAGCTTTCAAAACGCCATAGCGCATCTTCTCGATCATCTGTGCAGCTTGCTCGCCCAACAACTCAAGAGACTCGTTCAAAACGGGGTCTTCAATCGTATCGGTGACCACATCAGACACGGTAATCAAGTCGCCGTACTGCACCAAAGTGGCAGTAACGTCAACCTTTTGCAGTGTTTGCGCAGTGGGAGTCACGCCCTCGGTCAGCTCCTTCGGGGTGGTCGGCAATGCTGTAAAGCGCCGAAACATTTCGAGCTTGCTGGAGTTGCTAGGCAGGTTTTTAGCCTGGCCGAACTTCTCAAAAACAAGGTAGGGGATGCCACGCTTGAGCAATTCCTTGCATGCATAGGCAGAGGTACGCGGTGAAATATCACCATAAGCAGTAGTAGCCATGATTTTTCCTTAAGATAAAAAAACAAAAAGCCCCTTGCGGAGCCATATCAAAAGGAGCGAACTGACGCTTTAATGCCGTATGCAGCCCAGGCCATGCCTTTGGGGAGTCTTTTGACTTATCCCGCATGCACCCGACAGCGCGACCGGTGTCGTGCTCCGAAAATGCTCAGTGATAACGCTCACTGTGCGAAGCGACCAGGTAACCAACTTGGTAATGGTCTCGGCTTTCGCCTGAAATCTTTATGCGAATTCGGCCCATGCAGCTTCGTAATCATCTGCCTTGGCAGGCTTCTCCGGGATCTTCAAACCAGCCGAGCGCACGCCTTCAGCAGCGTCCATGGCCGACTCATCCACAGGGCTTTGATCGGCTTGCGGTTCGGTCTTGATGCTTTCTTTGTAGGCACTCAGCAAAGCATTGATCTGCTTGGCGCTGCCGCCGTGAATCACCTGCATCGCCTGCTCTTGTTCAGAGCCAGGCAGGCTATCCACATAGCCCTTGAACTCTGCGCTGGCGGCCACATCCATAAAGTCTGGGTGGGCATCTGAAATCATCTCGTAGTGCGCTTTCTCTTTCTCGTTGCGCAGTTCGCCAACCAGTCCGTCAAGCTCACCGCGCACCGCGTTGGCACGCTCATCAGCCACTTCACCGCCAATGCGCTTGGCAATCACGCTAAGCATGCGTGCAAAGTCCGGGCCAAAGTCAGACTCCAGCGTCTTCATGGCCTGCTCAAAGGTCAACTCTCCGCTGTCAACCTTGTCCATCGCATCTTCCATCGCCTCAGTCGTAGTGGCCTCAGCAGACTCTTCGGCTGGCGTCTCAGCGGGTTCATGCGCCTTCAAAGCCTCCTCGCGTGCCTTGAGTTCAGCCTCCTTGGCTTTGAGCCTCCCCATCCACGACTTCTCGCGCTGAACATCCTCCGGGCTCATCACCTCCACGCCTTGATCTTGGGCGCCCGGCTCTACTGCCACGACCACCGAAGTCTCGTCAGTCGGACCAGCATCGCCAGCTTCTGCACCAGCGGTATCCGTTGGCGCTTCGGCAGGCTCTTGTTCTGCTGGCTCCTCGGCCACCTCAGCCTCGGTTTCATCCGGGGTTTCAGGGTCAGGCGTCAGGCCAAAAGCCTCATCCTCGGTCATCTCCTTTTTTTGCATATCCTCGTCAAAAGAGGCGGCAAATTCATCTTGCTCGGTTTGGTCATTGGGTTTCATAGCGTTTCCTTTCGGGGCAAAAAAAGAGCCCTTGCGGGACTCGGACTGTCCGGACGAAACAAAGCCGCAATGAAGCGGCTCAATCAGTCACGGGGTTGAGAATCAAATCTTTGGCACGTCCTGGCCTTCATCGGCCACAATCGCGCGAATCGCATAGGTCTGCTTGATGGCCGCTTGCAATGCGACCAAGCCATCCGGTCGCACATTGACCAAATCGGTCACATAGCTGCGTCCCAACACGTCAAGCAGCTCAATCAAATGGCGCGAACACTCGCTACCAGCGTATTGGCGCACTGTGCGCGACGCCTCGATCAAGCGTTCATGCATCAGTTGCTCTTCGGTTTTTTTAGTTGTCATTCATCACCGCTGTTTCCATACCCGCATTCAGGCCAACACGGCCAGAATCTGGCTTGTCTAGCTCTTTGGTCGGGTCAAACACAGGCCGCTCTTGCACTGGCTGGCCACTTATCTGGGCGATGCTCGGGTTCGGCGTTGCATCAGCCCAACCGGCGCTACGCAAAATCTCATCGCCCGCGGGTGCGACATGCGGATTCTGGGTAGCTGCACCACCCGCTTGTAATGCTGCAAAAACAGAGCCTACCTTGGTCTCGGTTGCCCTGGCTTTGACCAATTCGACTTCAGCCATCGCCTTGGCTGCTTGTGCAGTCAATAAGGCCACCTTCTGCTGCAATTCAGCCATTGTCAATTGCATCTGCGCCTGCTGAATCTGTTGTTGTTGTGCGGCCTGCTCATTGTTTTGCTCAGCCATCACCTCTTCCTCAGTCTTGATCACGTCCGAGAGCTCATGCGCCTCGGCGCGTTGGCGAAGCAAGTGGTCACGCTTGATAAAAGGCGCATCCATCGGGTTCGCCACAGCCAGACTAAAGGCATCAAGCTGCTGGGCTCGAACTTCACGCGCCACCAGGCTTGATGACCCGCGCGCCTTGACGTCAAAATCACCCTTAATCGCTGCATCCGGGTGAAACTGCATATTCCAACGGTACATACCGGTGATGAATGAGCGCGTGATGCCCTCATCCCAATTGCTCACCAAGTCCTTGATCATGATATTGGCAGCACCCATCAGCATGCTCATGCCGCTGGCTGTGCCGCCTGCGCCAGAGGCCACGTTTTCCCCGGTCATATACCTGGGTATTGCGCTCACCTCATCGGCATTGTTCTCAAACCTGTCTGCCAGACCGCTCAGATCGCCCAAGCGAGACGGCAACTCAATCGCGCGCACCGCAGGTGTTCCCGGGCTGGTTGAGTTGCGCAAAAATACTTTCCACGGCTCAATCTCTGTCCCCTCTTCCATGCTTGACAGCAAGCCCGTTGCCACTTCAATCATTGCGCCAGAAGTGATCGCGCCGTTGTCCAGCATCAGCCTGGTGGCCGCATTCATCATCGTCTGGTCATCACGCATCACGCTGGCCAAACCCTCACCAAAGAACGATGTTTCGTCCTTATCAAAGTAGTACACATGGTAAGGCCAGGTCACACCGTTAATCGGCTGCAGCACAGCTTTGACCACCTCACCATTGGGCAGCATCCAGATGTTGCTAAAAAAGCTCTCATGGCTGCGGTCATCCGCCACCTCTAGCCCGGCCGACCTCAAGTCCTCGCCAGATACATAACCCCAGCGCTCCAGCACCTCATAGCGGCCGTCGTTGTCACCTTGTTTTGACTGTCTATCGCCGATGCTCTTAAGCTCGCCGTCAATGAACTTTACCGTGCACTCACCATTTGGGTGTGATCTCAAGTACTCGACAATGATGTCCTTTCGAAAGCTCTTGCGTTGCGCCAGCTCAGCCAGGTCGGTGTGCGTCATCTGGTGGCGCTCATAGATATAGCGGCAGTTGTCCAGCGAATCCGCACCCATGTCCGGATAGAAGCGCCACAGCGGCACAAAATCTACAAACGGCACGACATAGCTCTCGCTCTTCTCGACCCATTTGCCCTTCTCTTGCACAAATTTAGATCGAATGCGGCGCTCAACCAGCGGCCCCTTCAAAATGCCCGTGCCAAACAAGTGCCCAGAATTCACCACCTTTTTGCAAATCTGCTTGTAGCGCACTTCGCTCAATTGGTCATCAATAACCTTGGCCATGCCTTTGGCTGCCTCTTTGCACAGCTTCAAAACGGCATCATCCACCATCTTCTTGCTGATGTAAGGCGCTGGCATTTTCTGCCCTTGCTGCGCGGCCTGCTGCGCCATCTGCTGCAGCTGCTTGATCACACCCTTGCGCACATCATCGGACACCGTAGGCACAGGCGTCGTATCCACTTCCCAATTCTTTTCCGAGCCCGCAGGAAACAGCAAGTCCTCCACGCGACTGTTCGCAGTCTTAACCTTCACCCGGGTCTTGCGCACAAACGCACGCGACCGCTTGGGGCCAATCGCTGCCAGCACCTCTGGGTCGTACTGGCCCTTGAACTGCCGCAAGTCCTGCAGCCAACGCAACTCGGTGGCGTAACGATCCTCTTCGGCCGTCGAGAACTCACGCAACAGCTTCACGCCCAAAGCGCTCATCACAGACGTGGTCGTGCCGTTGTCCCTAAACGCCTCCCGAGAGGCCATCTCGTATTGGATATCGTCGCTCATTAACGCGCAGTCAGGTTCGGCCGACCATTAGCGTGGAACTTGGCTTTACCCACTTGGGTGTCGTCATTGAGTTTGGCCTTGATTGAATCCACCGCATCCTTGACAAAAGTGTTGCCATAGATTGTTGGCTTGGCTTTTTCAGCATCCTTGTTGGCCACTGGCAACTGCGACTCAGCACTAACCACTTTAGTCACCTTGACCACATCGGGCTTAGCCTTCATCTCGCTCTTGAGTGCCGTTGTGAACTTCTTGCCGTTGAACTCAAACACCTTTAATCCGCTCTTTCGTGCATGGGCGAAGGCATCTTTAAAGTTCGCAGGCGCAGCAGGTTTAACAGGCGCATCAGTCGCGTTAAAAGCCTCGCTGAACAGCTTTGCGTCTTCATCCTCAACTGGTGCGCTTGCAGCCTCTTTGACGGGCTCCATTGGCTCCAGATCAGGCGCAGGCGGCTTTGGGTCATCGGCCGTAGCCTCAGCAAAGCTGTCGGCATACTCTTTAGCACGTTGGCGGGTTTCTTCATCAATCATGATCTGCTTTCAATTTAGGGAGGGTACCGGGTACCCTGCCTCAATAACCGGCCGATGTGGCCGCTGGTCTCACTCTTGTCGGTCTGGCGCCACGACTCGAATCGCGGTAGCTCACCGGGATAGCAAATGTCAGCGCCATAGCGTCTGCGCCGTCGGGCGACCTGACTTGCCTGGCCTTCATGTGCTCTTTCTTTTCCAGCAACTTCCTGCCGTTTGAGCTCACCTTGGGCTGAGGTGCTGTCAGATCACTGATCAGTGCCGCGTTATTCGGTATCCGGCACGGTTTATCAGCAAACCACTCACTCATCAGCCACCACATCTCGGCACGGATGTTCTCGTAACGCTCTGAATCTGTAGCACGTTGGGCGCTGTTGATGCCAATAACAGGCACATTAAGCTCATTTAGCCTGTCATAGACACCAGCGCCCAAACCGCCCTTGTCAATGATCAAACCGTCTGGTTTGTGCTCGGTGTTGTACTGGCTCAGTAGGCCAGCAATCTGCATCGTGTCCAACCCCTGGTGATATTCCATGCGAAACACCGTGCGCCCACGCCTGAAACAAATCGCAGTCCTGTCAGCGTCCTCAATCCCATCGCCCGCTGGATCACAGCCAATGATCAGCGGCGCATTCATGTCTGCTGACGTGCTGTTGACCGCAGCCATCACATTGCTTGGGTTGATCAGCGGGTTC